ATTGGTCGGTCTTCCGACCCGTACTTCCAGGTCTGTGCTGAGCTATTATGTTCAGGACGGACCTATGAAGGTGATTCGGTCAAAGAAAACTTTGATCGAGTCACGTCCCGGGGTATCCTTATGGGAGACCCTGGGGCAAAAGCTGTTCTAACACTGCACAATCTTTGTGCAGATGCTGAATCCATTTTGCGTTACCAACATGGGATGTTGGAAGCGTCTGACGATGAGTTTTTTGAACTCCTCCGTCAGTTAAACGGAATTCCCCCAGTTTCCTGGAGGCATTTCGTTTGTTCCGGAGACGACCATTTTGGTCAAGGTCCGGAAGATTACCTATCTAGAATTTCTAGATGCCATGACGCCAACGGTATGTCGGTGTCGTGGCCGCAGAACTTTTTAAGTTCTGTAGGTGGCTTCTACTGCGAGGAGATGCTCCTCGTAGCAGGACTTCGTGCAGACCAGATCTGGAAGGTGGACATTCCCCTTCGGGATCGGAAGTACGAAGATCAGCCTCACATCGATGCGATGAAAGTGAGGTTGCTTTCCCCATGCTCTAAAGAACATGAAGGGAAAGATGAGCCAAACCCTGCCATTGGCAAGGCCCGCCAGATGCACGGCATGCTGGCTTGGCTCGGAGGAGGTTGGGGCGTTTTCACCCCAATCTTCAGTTCTAGGTGGGAGTGCAGGATGGAGGCTTACCTCCCTCCTGCACCGAATCGATACCTTCCAGTTGCACTGGGTGGTATCGAAGCTCCCGCCTACCATCTGTCAATGACAGATGTTAGGAACAGTTTACGTTCATTGAACGTATACCATGCTTGGGCCATCGAGCAAGTACTCGATGGAACGGCGACCCCCTTGTTGCGTCGCGCTCTCGCAAGTTTTGCGACGAACGCTCGCGCCCGAGGAATTTCCTCCGATCTGATCGAAGATCAGATCAAAGAAATGCTCCAGATCGCGGACCTTGTCCACGGACTGGATGACGAGGGCCTTCGTCAGAAGGCTCTTGTCTCTACCGAAGATTGGAGGAATCTACGGTACAGAGATAAGGCTTCCGTGGCGAAACGCCATGGCCTTATAACTGTGGATGACGCGATCTCAACGATCGGTCGACCATACCTCTTCCGGGATATGTTATATCCCGAGATGAGTGCGAAGCACGGAATAGATCCGTATCGCACGGGACAGTACGAGGCTGTCCCGTGGCCTAAAAGGCTCGCAGCACATCTTGATAATATCAAGGGTGCAATCTCGTTTCCTCAGTCCGGTTATACCGGACTAAGTGAAAACACCATTGAGCGTATCG